ACCTCATATTTAGTATGATGTTTATTGCATTACTAACAATTATCCCTGCAAAAGTTTTATTATTTATTTTTGCATCATTGGGATATTTAATTTTAAGTTAACCAACAAAGAGGAAAAGATATGAACAAAGCGATCGTTAATAAATTTTTTGAAACTACGGATTATACGAAGTTCAAAAAAACAAGAGGCAACAGACCTGTGGATGCAGCGCATGTTGAACAGCTAAAGAAATTAATTTCTGATAGAGATCTTGAAGATCCAATTAGAGTTAATAAAAACATGGAGGTCATTGATGGCCAACATACCCTTGAGGCTAGGAAACAACTAGATCTTAAGATTCCATATATTATTATGGATAGTGAAGATCCATTAGATGTGGCTAGACTAAACACAGGACGTAAGAATTGGTCCATGAATGATTACTTGGGTCAACACTGTGCTAGAAATAAAATGGATTATAAAATCTGTAAAAGTAAAATGAGCCAATACGGTATGAATGTTGCAGAAGTAATTGTACTGCTTCTAAAAATATCTAGTCTTTGGAATAGAATATCCACTGATTTTAAAACAGGTTCATTCTCAATCCCTGCAGGAGGTATCGAAAACTGTGATCGTATTGGATCACAACTGATGCAACTTAGGAAGTACTTTGTAGGTATGGAAGACACTAGCAAAAGAATGAAACGATCTATGGTGCATGCTTATATAGTAGCTGACAAACACCCTAGATGGGATTTTGCTAGATTCAAAACTGCTTGTAAACAAAGATCGAGTTGGTTGCTTGCTGGAACTTCTACTGCTGATTATGTGCAAATATTTGAAAAAATATTTAATGCAGGACGAGTGCCAAGTAAGAGAATTAATTTGGTTGAGTTTTTTAAAACTAAAGAGTACCAAGACAAATAGGAGAAACAATGGACGTAAACAAATGGAAATCAATTGCAGTGGATATCGAATCATACACAATCATTAGGGCTATGGGGGCGAATGGCCTTAGAAATCCTGGTAACATGATTAAGAAAATGGTTAGTGATTCGATTAAAAAAATTGCTAAAAAAGAAGGTCTTGCAGAACCTAAAATGAAAGAGAATTTACTTAGCCAAGGAAAGAAACTCTTGAAGTAAGTGATAGACACGTAAGCTGCATAAGTCTTAGTGTTGACTAAGGGCCGGGAGACTGGCCCTTTTTTTTTACTTGCAATCAAAATTAAAATACGTATTAATATAAATGTATTCCTAAGCCTAAATGAAATAAGTGGGGCTTTCAAAACACTTTATTTCCATCTAACAACGAAACTCAAATTTAACTTTAAAACAAAAGGATATTTTGTGGGTGAAAAAGCTATGAAGAGTAGTGAAGAAGCATTAAACCATGCGTTGGACAAGCTTGTTATGGTCTGTCCAAATAAAAAAACGTATGACGAGTTAACAAGTTTAATGTTTCAGTTGTATTGTGGAAATGATTTTGGTTTAGGAAATTTTAGTCTTTCTTTCCTCGAGAAGATTGAGGATAGATGGCGATCAGGAAGAAAAGCTGCGGCTCAGGCCAAAGGCATCAAACTGGTTGTTAAAAATGCTTAACCACGGTGTTAGATCACACAATCCATATCTTTTCCCACACTGTGGTTATGCAAATGAGTGCCAAAAAAACTGATAGACTAATAAAACAAAGCAAAATTTTAATGCTTTATATGTCTGGGGAAGAGAAGATGTACTACCTAGAACGTATGTGGGATCTTTACTTTGATGTCTATGTAAAAAAGGATTGGCGAAAATCAACTCTTAGCCCCCGTAAAAAAAATACTCCAATGAAGGAGAAAAAAGCTTATGAGTTGCTCACCAGCCTTGTTAAAATTTTTGGGCATTAAGTTGTCCTTGGAACTTTTAAACACTAAAGAATACCCTGAGCAGAGATTGTTCCAGGCTATCCTGGTGCAGGCGTTAGAGGATGCTGTGAACCCTTCAGGATTTAAAAAAGATACTTACTACAAGTACGATAGTCATGTGTGGTTTGTAGATAACAGTGAAACATTTAAAGACATCTGTTGGGGTGCTGACATGGATCCTGATTTTGTAAGAGGTGAATATTTAAAGTTAGTAGATAGTACTAAAATTTATTTCACTAAGTTACAGTTGTCATGGATTAAATATCGAGAGTTATATAGAAAGTATAGATCGGCTAATACTAAGGAAGAGAGAAGATATATTAAGACTTTGATTGTTAAGGAAAATTTAAAAAGATTAAGTGATTGAGCTTCTGGAGGCTATAACAGAGAGCAATCTAAAAGACCCCCAGAAACAAGTGTAAAATATAACAGAATAATGGACACCGGACAACGGATAATGTGTGCAACCTACTGTTGCATAAATGTCACAAAACTTTTACTATATAGATTATACAGAGTGATTGAAAAAAGAAAGTGCTCAGAGGGTAAAAGAGGTGTATCTGGTGTATCTAATGTTCTATTAGTCAATTGTATCAATGGTTTTAATCAATTTTAGTGGTGTATCTATGGTGTATCTATGGTGTATCTTGGATACACCACTCTTGCTGGAACGCAAACAGTTGGTTGTTGGGAACTAGTCATTACTCTGTATAATCTATATAGTAGAAAATTATGTATAAAAAATTATTACTGCTTAAACATGGTGTTGATGTGCTTAGAGGCACAAGTAAAAAAAAAGACTTTGCGTCTGATGTAAGCAATAAACTTAATAAGAAATACCAAGGAAGATATTTTTTTGAAAGAGCTAAAACAAAAAAAGCAGATAAAGTTAGGGTTGAAGCCGCTAAAAGTTTTGCTAAAACAAATACTGATCCAACGGCAACCTGGGGAGTTAAAACCGTTCCTAAGAAAGATAGATTAATGTTAAGAGGTAAACTAACAGCTAGGGAAACTGCTGTGGGTAGAAGATTGTTTGAAAAATTCGCACCTAAAAGAAATCCATTTTCATATCCATCACAAAGGCAGGGCAGACTCGGTAGAATTATTGTACCTAAGAGTGCATTAAAAAGATTGAAAGTTGATAGAAAATTAACTAGAGAAGTAAGAAAAGAAAAAAAAGGAGGATCTATAAATGTATAAAAAATTCCAAGTACTTGGACAACTTGGTTCTCACTTGTTTACTGCAGGTAAGAATTATTTTAAAGGTGGTGGTAAAACAACAAAAACTATTATGACTGAATCTAATGTGACTAAGGAAGTTGCGAAAGCTGATATCAAGAGTGCGATTAAAGCAAAGGCTTTTCCTAGAGGTGGTAAAAGACCTTCTGATATTTATAATAAACCTAAAGGAAGATAATGCCTGGTGGACTCAAGAAAAAAGAGTTACGAACTGAACTCGATTTAACTCCTAAACAAAAAATGTTTGTAGAAATTTATGTGAAAGATTGGGGATCAATTACTCAAGCGGAAGCATTAAAACGTGCAGGTTATGTTTGCACTAATGAAAAAGATTATGGCTCTGTTGCATCTAGAATGTTATCCAGAAAACTACATCCCCATATTGCAAAATACTTTGATAAATTATTTGAGAGAGAAGTTAAAAAATACGAAGGTGACAACCTTAGAAGATATAAAAGGTTAGAAAGAATCGCTGACAAGGCAGAGAAAGAAAAACAATTCGCTGCTGCTATCAATGCTGAGTATAGATCTGGTCAATTGGCTGGAGCTTACATAGATAAAAAAGAAATAACTGTTAGTGGTTTGGAGGGTATGTCACGTGAGCAACTTGAAAAAAAGCTCGAGGAATTATCAAACAAGATCGATGGCCACAACGCCAAAACGATTGAGTTTAAGTCCGAAGACGTTACAACAATTGAAGAAGGCTAGTTGGTCTGAATGGTTAGATGTTTTTAATCAAGTACATAACTCAACCATCACTACTTCAGTTGGTAAAATAAAGGTAAAGATAGATGACTAAAAAACTTAAAACTTCGAAGTTAAAATTTAACTTTAAACAGTTAGGTAATGACATTACCATTTATCCGTTTGTAGAAATTAGATGGCAAGATATTGAAGGTGATGCTGGTTGGAGTGATGTTAAGTCTTTGCAAAAAGAAGAACTTCCTATATGTGTTTCAAAAGGTTATTTACTTAGCCAAGACAAAGGTATCACAAGATTATTTAGTGATTATATTGAATCAAAAAACAAACCTACGTTTGATAATATTGGAAATACTACTATCATTCCCACCTCAGTTATTATATCAATTAGAAGAATCAAAATTTAAATACTGATTAGATCATGAGCTCTAAAAACAATGAAGCTAGGCTTTGGCAGAAGGTTAAGAAAGGACTGACTGATTGCTTTCTAACACGCATAGAATCTAGCACTATCAATGGAATCCCTGACATTCATGCAGTACATAAACAAGAAGTATTTTGGATAGAATTAAAATCAGATTCGTTAAGTTATCCCGCACTAAATAAGTGGCAGATTGTATGGATCAATAAGTATGTGAAAGCAGGTGGTAAGGTAATTATCCTAAAAGAGAACTTGGGTAAGACCCCCTTGCAGAGTGTCCTTGAACTGTACAGACCGGTGTCACTGTTCACTGAACCTCGTTTACTGACCCCTCGTTTCTCGTTCGAAGCCCCTTACAACTGGACCACGGTCCAGCAGCAGGTGCTCAGGGAGCTGGGATCCAGACACAGCTCAGCGTAGATCTCGTTCTCGTGCTCTGGCCACCAATTTTTTCCTCTTTGTTAAGTTGGTGGCCTGGGGACGTGCAGCTCAGGATGCTGGATCTCGTTTCTCGTTCTAGGTAATGGCAAACCTCGTTCTCGTTTAACGGATACTGGACGACCCCCGCAGCGTAGTCTTCAGGGGGGTGCATGCACCAGCTCAGGAACCTTTTGCTTGACGCCGATCCCATCATGTCGTATGGTATTGCGTGTATCTTTTCATTACTACGTAAAGAGGTTTTAAAGATTATCCAGTAGAGTTCTAAAGGTACACCCAAATTAAACAAAGGAGGAAAAGATGGCAGTAGATTTCGAAGCATTAGATCTCGTTCGAACACAGAACAGAGCTCGTTCCTACAACAAGAGAGTTGGGGAGCTGGCGCAGCAGGTGACTGAGCTCCGCACGCTGGCAGATGACCTGACTAAGGAAATGCCAGAGGGAAACCGTAAGCTGATGTACCAAGAAAGATTAAAAAAGATCAAAGATATTACTTGACAGGTATCCCATCAGGTCTTATATAAGTAATGTGGCCATGTCAGGAGGTAACCTAACGGTGTAAACTTCGGTGGCCCTTAACCAAAGGAGAGCAATGACAACAATAAACAAATGGCTTACTGAAGGCCAAGAGAAAGATTCGTTTCTAATATCAGATATAGCAAAACACGGCTGCGCCGGTGGCGTGTCGGGCCTAACCTACTACAACGAAACCAGCGCCTTCTATGATGCTCATGAAACTGAGATATGGACCATCCTATCCGATGAAGCAGATGCTGCTGGAATCTTAAATGGTTTGATGCTGTACAACATTTGCAAAAACCCTGATGACATGACAACACTGAAGAATGACCTCGTTTGGTTCGCGGTCGAAGTGGCCGCACGGGAGTTACAAGATAACCTGGAGGAGCCCGCTGCTGGAGCTGCAGCGTGACCTTCGTTGTCGTTTGGCTGTGTCTTCTCTTCATGTTCCCAGGTATAACCTTAGCTGGGACTGGCGTCCTGATCCTTTCGCTCGTTGGAGTACTTTGATCCCCGTCTCGTCTCGTTTACTTAAGTGGATAGCACCTGCATCTGACTCAGTCAGAGCTGGGGGATGCCGTCAGATTCTTTTGCAGAAGCTCGGTCTCGTTTGAGGTAATGGATCACATTTGTTAAAGATTACTTAAAAGCATCTGGGGTGCTGGGCAAATTCTTTTGCTGGTAGTAAGAATGGTTGGTTTTCTAGTTTAGAATTCTTCTAAAAGATAATTGTTGTAAAGGAATATAAGATACGATAAGACATTAGACTTAATCAACAAAGGAGAAAAGATGGGATTAGATCAACACGCAAACCTTAGAGGTGAGCAAATAGATTGGAAGAAATATTACTCTGATGATAATGATCAAGAGAATATTTTTGTCTGGAGAAAACACGCAAGACTTCAGGAGTTCATGGCGAAGAAGTGGGCAG